AAGCGCAGATGCTTGCGTCTGCATATAAGAAAGCAGGGGGCGGTTACAAGTAACCATGATTCACTTTTTTCTCCTGTTCGTCTACATCGGGATGGGAGAGGACGAGAGGCTGGTCAGCAAAGACATGTACTTTCGTGATATAAACGATTGTAACTACTTTGCCTCTCGTGTTACTAAGAGATATGGTAACTATCAATACAGATACCTAGTAGACCCAAAAGATAGAGTAACTGCGTACTGTGTACCCAGATATGTAAACCCAGAGGATGTAAAACTTTATTAATGCCACCCCGTAATCATAAACAGTGGACTAAGACTCCCAGCATAGAACACATCAGTTCGCTTATATACTCTGACCAAGACCTATATGAACAAGAGATAGAAAAGATATTCTCTAAAGTGTGGGTTCCAATGTGTCACATTAGCGAGATGCGTAACGAAGGTAACTACAGAACAGCACAGATTGCTGGTCAAAATGTGATTGCAGTAAATACCAAAGATGGCGTTAAAGCGTATCATAATTATGGTTTTAATTTTCCCTCTGGTACAGTAGCTGCACCAATTGTAACAGTTGAACCACAACTACACTGCGAAGTAAAGCATGGCGGCATGGTCTGGGTAACACTTGACCCTAATCCTACCCAGAGTGTAGAAGAATGGACAGGCGGTGCTTTTGATTGTATTGCTGGTGCTATTGATGCTGAAGAACTAGAAGTATTCCACTACCACAAGGCAGTGATTGATACAAACTACAAACTGTGGCACGACACAAACTCTGAGTTCTACCACGACTTTATGCACTACCACAATCGTGTAACCGGATTCAACGATGCATACTTTGCTCGTAAGAACATACCATTCAACAATGGACACGTAAACGTATCTAGCTTTACAGTGCAATATGAAGAGTATGAAGGCTTTGAAGACAGAGGTGAATTGTCATTCCCTAACCTGCCACCAAATCAGTGGTACATGGTTGATCTGTTCCCCGGCTTCAACTTCAATCTTAGAGGCAGTGCCTACCGTAGCGATAGCGTAACCCCACTAGGACCAAACAAAGTATTGATTGAGTTCCGTGGATATGGCTTGAAGAGTGACAGTCCAGAAGACCGTGCTACTCGCATTGAACACCACAACTCTATTTGGGGACCTTTCGGGCGTAACCTACACGAAGACTTGATTGGCGTAGCTGGTCAAGGGACTACAATGCGTACTGGCACAGAACCACGCAACATCTTGCACGGACGACACGAAGGTGGCACAATCCACGATGAGGTGGGTATGCGTCACTACTACGCGGAATGGTCTAAGTGGATGGGCGTATCTGCACAAAACCCTGTAGAGGAACTAGCGGAAGAAGCTGCATAGATGGACCCGATTAGCGCAATGGCTACCGCATCGGCTGCTTTCGGTGCTATCAAGAAGGGAATGCAGGTAGGCCGTGACATCGAGTCTATGGCTGGTGACTTGTCTCGCTGGATGGGTGCGCTAAGTGATATTGACCAAGCGCAGAAGGAAGCCAAGAACCCGCCTATCTTCAAGAAGCTATTTAGTGGCGCAAGTATTGAAGAAGAAGCTATTACTGCTTTTGCTAATAAAGAGAAGGCAGCAGCGCAGCGATACGAACTACAGCAGTGGATTAGCCTGACTATGGGTAGGTCTAAATGGGATGACCTAGTTCGTATGGAAGGCCAGATACGTAAGCAGAGACAAGAAACACTGTATAAGCAGAGAGAACGCAGACGTAAGTTTGTAGAGATTGTAGCATGGATTGTTATGGTTGGATTAGCCTCTGCACTGCTTTATGCATTTGTTATGTTCCTTGTGTCTAAGCAAGCTAGGGCAGACGAGATAAAGTGGACTACATGCAGACTTGTTGACTATGAAAGAATTAAAGTAAAAGAAAACCCATACACAGAATATATCTGTACATACAGGGGTGCAAATAACACTATAGAGTCCATGACAATTAACGAGTTCTGTCCTCGTGAATATCAGTGTGTGTACAACCCCCGTAAAAAAGATGAGCCTACACTAAAAGAAACACTTGACAGTATTCGTAAAGAATTACAATAAACCTTGACTATTAATTGTTTATGTACTATAATGGTGTAAGAGGTACCTTATGAAACAATTAGCTATTGACGCACTCACCTACAGATACAAGGCCCAACAACGTGATGCACAGTTTGTATTTATCAATTATATTACCAATCCAGTTGCTATTGGAGAACACCCGCAGTTGCTTGACGAAATGGATGCTGCGCTTGAAAAGTGGGCTTCGGCTAGGGATAAACTTGAAGCCCTTGAAACGCTTCTTGATTAGGTATTTAGGGTTAGGTTTGCTGCACTGCGGCAAGCCTTTTAGTCGTATAGGCAACTGGTTCTGGAAGTTACATCGTACTGTTTTAGATTGGAATGACTACAATGGCTAGTACGTATTTGACATTGACGAATAACGTTCTTCGGGACTTTAACGAAGTGGAACTTACCAGTTCTAACTTTGGTTCTTCGCGTGGTGTACAGACTGTTGTAAAAGATTACATTAATCGTTCAATTACAGACATTCTTAACTCCGAAATGAATTGGCCTTTTACTCGTGCAGAAGGTTCAGTAGACGTGATTGCGGGTAAGCAACTATACAGTCACGCAAGCATAGCTTCTACTTTAAAGTATGTAGACTATGACAACATGTTCTTGAAGCCAAAAGACTACATTACTAATGGTAACTTTGAGATTGCAGGAACAGCAAGTATAACTAACTGGACTACTGTATCTGGTAGCCCCGCCGCAAGTTCTAAGTTTGGTAACACCCTGCTGCTTACCAGCGCAGAGGCATCTCAAGAAGTAAGTGACCTTATTGTGGGTCGTTCGTACGTTATTATTACACAGACCAGTGGTGCTACCCTAACCTTAGAAGTAGGGACAAGTTCTGGTGGTTCACAAACCAAGTCGTCTACTCTTACCATATCTAGCGGCAACGAAGTGCTTCTTAGCGAAACCACGTTCACAGCTACAGCCACCACACACTACGTAAGCTTTACCGAAGCTGCTGGTAGTGCGGCGTTTGTTAAATTGGTTGAACTTAGCGAAGATGTAGCATCTATACCTCTCAAGTATCTGTCGTATGAAGAGTACAACGAGTCGTTTCGTGAACGAGATTCCCGACCCGACACCGACAAGTTTGCTGACCCAGAATACGTCTACACCACGTACAACAATGAAATTGGTTTAACACCTATTCCCGATACAAGCAACAGGACTTTAGAGTTTGATTACTACGTATCCCACACTGATTTATCTGGTGCAACAGACACATCAATCATACCCACACGTTTTGAGCCAGTAATTAATTCACGTGCAAAGTATTACACTCACATATTTAGGTCTGACGTGCAGTCTGCACAGTTTTCTTTAAAAGAGTACGACGATGGAATTAAGCGTATGCGTGTCGAATTATTGAACCGCAAGAATTACATGAGGGCTGTGTAATTGGCTGACCTTTCTCAAGCACAACCAGTAGCATTTAACTGTGAGGGCGGTCTAATAAAGAACCGTTCTACCTTTATGATGCAGCCGGGCGAAGCACTTGAGTTAGAAAACTTTGAGCCAGACGTAGAGGGGGGTTACAAACGTATCAAAGGCTTTTCTAAGTACGTGACTGCTGCTGTAACGCACACATCCAGCACATCTGAAACAATTCTTATGGTAGCATCGTTTGCTGACAAGGTTGTTGCAGCACGAGGCACCAGCATATTTCAAGCCACTCCGGGTGGGTCTAGCTGGACAAGCATCGACAGCGGCAGAACCAACGCAAAAAAATACAACTTTGAACGCTTTAACTTTGACGGTAACGACAAGCTAATTGTAGTTGACCAGACTAATGCTCCTACTGTGTTTAACAGTTCGTTCTCTGCTACAGACGTAAGCGAAAGCAGTGTAGCAGGTTCTAAATTCGTAGCAGCATTTAAGAATCACATGTTCTACGCTGGCAATTCTACGACCCCACAAGAAGTGGTATTTAGTCAGCCGTTTGATGAAGACGCATTTTCTAGTGGCAGTGGTGCAGGTAGCATAAAAGTAGATGACAATATCACCGGACTAAAAGTATTTCGTGATAACTTATTTATCTTTTGCGAAAACAGAATATTTAAACTGGGCGGCAGTAGCCTTAGTGACTTTGCTGTTGCCCCTGTCACAAGAAACATTGGATGTCTGAATGGCTTTACAATACAGGAATTTGCTGGTGACCTTATTTTTCTTGGCCCTGATGGGTTGCGAACAGTTGCAGGTACGGCAAGAATTGGTGATGTAGAGTTGGGTACTATAAGTTCCAACGTGCAGTCTCTTTTTAATCAAAACATTGCAGACTCTTCTAATTTTGTAAGTTTAGTAATACCTGATAAAACACAGTATCGTATATTTTTTACTAAAGATACTAC